AGTTTGGACGCTCTCCCTAGCTCGCTGGACTCACAAGTTTACAAAGGTGGCGAGTTTTTCTTTGCTGGCTCAAAGGATAAAAGGATTCAAACATTTACTGGAGAGAACCTCGATGCGATTGTTGAGACTAGCGAGTTTGAGCTACAAGCGGGGCGTAGTTCCCTTATCAATAATGTTATTCCGTATGTTGAAAACAGCAGTGGTGTTAGTGCTACAATTACTACTCAAGTTGCTTCACGCAATTCACAAAATGCTATCGTTTCTTTTGGAGCGGCTTCAACGCTGAACGCAGACAACTTCTGCCCAGTGCGTTCATCTGGTCGTTACCACAGGGTGCGTTTAAATATTAGTGGTGACTGGACTAACGTGCAAGGCATTGATGTTGATGGTCAGATTAGAGGTCGTCGCTGATGGCAAATCAATTTCGCAATCTTCCCAAAGAAGGCGGCTCACCTCGCCAAATCTCTGAGGTCGTCAATAATATTATGGAAGGCAAAATCAATAGCACGGGTGAGTTTACTGTTGCTGCTCATACTGCAACGACGAATGTAAATGACCGCAGGGCCAGCGTAAACAGCATCATACTGTTTGTTGGACTTGACTCGCACTATTATGATGTTGACCCATATATAAGCTCTCGCGCGAATGGTAGCTTTACTGTTGGTCATAAAAATCACGGACACGCAACAGATATTGGTTACGTTATTATTGGTTAGGGAGAAGACTATGATTTCTATGCAGGAAATTGATAATCAAATAAAGACAGCGCCTTTAACAAAGGAAGAAGCACGACAGCAGTTTTTAGAAAAAACAGAAGAGCTTGGAATTAACCATGCTTTTTCTTTTGATGAGGCTTGGGATTTTGTCGAATACAAGAGAAGTCAAGCCTTGTTTGATGAGGCGGTTAAAAAATTTACGCAGGAAATATCTAAAACAGATGGATTTCTTGGAGATAATTCACTGCACGGAATGAATCCAACAACACATAATTTTGCAGATGGTCAGTACATTAGAGAAATATACAATCCTGCAAATGAAATTATTGTCACAAAGATACACAAGCAAAATCATCCATTTTTTCTGCTTGAGGGCAAAATGACAATAATTACTCTTGAAGAAACGATAACTATTGAAGCGCCTTATTATGACGTGACAAAGGCTGGCACACAGCGTATTATATACACACATGAACCATGTCGTTTTGTTACGGTTCACAGAACAGATAGCCTTTCTATAGATGATATAGAGAAAGAAGTTATTGCCGAGTCCTTTGAAGAGCTTGATTTAAGTCCCAGACAAATTGAGCATATACAAAAATTAACATCTGAATTGGAGAGTTAAATGTCTTGGATTGCAGCAGCCGCTAGTATTTATAGCGCTAGTCAAGCTGGTCGCGGCGGCGGGGCGCAGCAGGTAGGAACGCAAACAACTAAAACTGAACCCCCTGATTACATTAAGGACCAGTATGAGCGCCTTGCTGCGGATATTGGTAGTATTAGAGATAGGGGACTTTTAGAGGATGTTCAACGTCTGTCTGACTACGAGAGGGCTTTAGTTCAGCAAGGCATGGCTCGCGCCGCCGCCCCCGACCCGTTTCAGGCTGCTGGCGAGCAAGCTGTATCTCAGCTACTAGCTGGCGGTGGTTTACTGGGTGAAGCTGCTGACATTTATCGAGGCACAACTGGCTCGACAATAGAGTCTCCTGAGTTTCTCGCAGCAAGTCAGCGTGCCGTTGAGCGAGCAATGCGCCCTGTTACTTCTCAGTTTGCTGCTGGTGGTCGGCTAGGTAGCACAGCATTTGCTGACGCATTGGCTGACGCAAGCGTGAGTGCTTTTTCGCCTCTGGCTCTGCAAGCAAGAGGGCAGGACATTCAGATGGACTTATCTAGGGCTTCTGGTCTTGGTAGTCTTGCGGGTCAGCGCACTAGCGATATTGGTGCTGGCCTTACTGGTGCTGGCGTGGTTGGCGATATGCCATTTACAAACATTCAGCGCGGCCTTGGCCTTGGTGGTCTTTTGAGTGGCGAGGAGTTTGCGATTAGGCAAGCGCCTGTTACTGGAGTGCAGCGCTATACTGATTTGCTCAGGGGGGCTACTGTTGGTGAGCAACGTACCCAGCCACTTTATTCTGCTGACAACTCTGGCCTTGAGAGCGCTGCTCTAATGTCTCTCGCTCCTAGGTTGGGTCAGGCGTTTGGTCAGGGCGGGTATCAACCATCAAACATCCCTACTTTTGGCGGAACCCCTACGGGCGCGATGACCCCTCAAAACTATCTTCTTAGCGCAACGGCAGGTTAATTATCATGGCGCAATCTGTTTATGACTACTTTACTGGCCTTCTTGGGATTGATGAGGATGAGCAACGCCGCCGCTCTCTAGAGCGAGCCGTAGGCAGAGCGCCCGTTCAACTCAATAGGGATGTCGGTGGGCTTCTGGGTTCAGCCGCTATGTCTCGCTCTCCTGCTCGCGCCGCTGATTATCCAGAGATTGCGGAGGCGGTTCGCGGAACTGGCTTTCGTCAACGCGAGCTTGATGCTGCTTTAGACCGTCGTGCTGAGATTGGTCAAAAAGCTGCTGGATACTCTGCGGACATTCCTTCGGTCATGCAGCTTACGCCAAACGAGATTCGAGCTATTGGATTACAAGGCGCTGCTCAGAACTTGCTTAGCCCGTTGGAAAGCGCGGAAGCTCTTTCTCAGGAGTCAGAGGATGACACCGTTATTGGGCGAGCAGGAAAAACTGCTTTAGGAGCATTGGCGAATTTAGGCGGTAATTTCCCTCATATGGCTGGTGAACTTTTTAGGTATACTATGTCTCCTGCCGATGACCCATACGAGTTTGAAAAAGATAGGGTCACTCGTGAGGCACAGAAAGCAGAAGTCACGCGAGCAGATGCCTTGAAGGCCTCTGATAAAGCCGCTGCTATCGCTCAAAAAATTATAGACGGAAGAGAAGCTGAGCTTACTGAGGATGAGAAAGCTATTGCTGGGCCAGTTGCACAAAAAGCTGCTGCTGAAATTTCTGTTGCAGGTGGCGCACCCGCGCAAGCGACTGCTCAACAACAACGTGGTCTTTTGCAGTCTGGCGCTACCCCTTCGGTTGGTGGCCTTTTGGCTGGCTTTGGTCAAGACTTGACTGATGTTTTGGCGGCGTATGGAACACTTCAGGCTTCCCAGCCTGCCCTTGTCACAGCCGACGATTTGGATAAGTTGCGCCCGATTACTGGCCCTCAAATTATAGCGCAGACTCAGAAAATAAAACGTCAGCGTGAAGCTGCTGAGCTTGCGGCATCTAAAGAGGCGACTCAACAGATGAAAGACCGCCTTGCTGCAATTCAGGGTCTGAGCAAGCTTAGCCCAGAAGAAGACAAGAAGCTTCAACGTCAGGCTGAGTCTATGATGGATGCACGTCAAAACGTCGAGTTTATTGATAAGGCTCTTGGTCTGATTGATGAGGCTTATGACTACGGTCCTCTTGGCTCTAGTGGTGTTGCCGCTCAGAGTGGGGCCGCAATATCCTCAAACATTGCTGGTACTGCTGCCTATAATCTTGAGAGCGTCCTTACCACGCTTCGTGCAAGAATTGGTTTTGATAAGCTTCAAGAGATGCGCCAAAACTCTCCTACGGGTGGTGCGCTTGGTCAAGTTTCTGATTTTGAGAACCGTTTGCTGCAAGCAACAGAGGGCAACCTACAACTTGGGGTTGACCCAGCATTGATGAAGCAGTCTTTGCGAGATATTCGCTTTATTCAGCTTGGTATTGCAAACGGCATTGTTGACAAAACAGGTCAGCTCCGCAGGATTCAGAGTATGCAGGATGTTGAAGACCTGAGAAACAATAAGATTCGGGCCGCTACTGCGAATGATGTCGGCCTTATTGGTTCAGGCGGGAAAGTAATGCAATATAATCGTCAGACAGGTACTATACAGTAATGCCGATTGTTAATACCCCAGATGGCCCAGTGCAGTTTCCAGATGATATGTCCAATGAAGAGATTCAGGACGTATTGAGGGAAAAATTTCCACCGCTTCGTGAGGCTGAGGCGGGGGATTATGCTCGCGCCGCCTTTCAGGGTGTGACATTTGGTTTTGGTGATGAGATTGAGGCTCAGTATCGAGCCTCTCAAAGTGGTCGCTCCTATGAGGACGAGCTTGAGTCCATTCGTACAGAGATGGCTCAGTTTAGAGAAGCTGCTCCTGTATCGTCTGTTGCGGCAGAGGTGGCAGGCGCTATTCCATCCGCTGTTGCTACTGGTGGCGTTTTGGGCGCGGGTCTTCGTGGTGTAGGCGCTGGTCGAGCCGCAAGCTCTGGGCTTGTGCGTGGCGCTAGTGAGGGCGCTATAGGCGGTGCTGCATATGCTGCTGGCACTGCTGAAGAAGGTGAGCGCCTAGAGGCTGCTAAGGGGGGCGCAGCTTTGGGGGCTGGCCTTGGTGGCGCTTTGGGGGCAGCGTTGCCGCCCATGTCCAGAGAGGCTCGTGAGCTTGTTCGCAGAGGTGTTCCGCTTACTGCTGGTCAGGCAATGGGTGGTGTCGCCAGAGGGTTTGAGCGTTCAGCAGAAGCCCTGCCGTTTGTCGGTGGTGTTGTTGGTGGCGCTCAAAGGAAGGCCTTGGCTCAATACAGCCGAGTCGCTACCGAGGATGCTCTTAAGTCTATTAAGGGATTCAAGAAGCTGCCCAAGAGCGTGACTGGAGACAGGGCTGTAGACTTTGGATTTGATAGGGTTAGCAAGGAGTACGACGCTATCGTTCCTAAGCTTGCCAGCTCGAAGGCAGCTTCGGTAAAGTCCCTAATTGATGACTCGCTCAACAAAAATCTGTCCAAGTCTGTCGTTGACTCTGCTACGGAAACAACCTTGCGGAGAGATATTGACAGAGTAAAAGAGCTTTTGGAGGAGTCTAACGGTAAACTTACTGGCAAGCAAATCCACACTGCTATCAAGAAGCTTGGCTCTGATGCTAACAAATTGTCAAAGTTCGGGGCTGACCCGATGTCTCTGGAGCGCGGCAGGGCGCTTCGTGGCGTACAAAATGATTTGATGGGTTTTCTTTCCAAGAAGAACCCCAAGTATGCTAAGCAACTGCGGAACGCCAATGAAGCATTTCGGCGTATGCTGGTAATCGAGCGGGCGAGTGTGTCGGCAGTGAAGGAGGGTGGCGAGTTTACGCCTTCTCAGCAGCTATCGCGCATGGCTTCTATGAACCGTCGCGCAGCGGCTCGTGGTCAAGTTGAGGGGCAGCAGGAGGCTGTTGCGGCCCGTGAGGTTCTTGAGGCTGGTCGTTCTGGTATTGCTCGCCCGTTGCTTGAGGCGCGTCAGATTATGAGCGGTCTGGGGACGGTTGGTCTTGCTGGGACTGCTGGGGTAGCTCCTGCTGCGGCTGGCCTTGGTGCTGTAGGTGGTGCATATTCAGGGCTGCTTGCCCCGCAAGTTCGTCGTCTGTTTTCAACAACTGCTGATGTTGGGCGCGGTGTAGTGCCTGTCGGCGCTGGCCTTTTAGAGGAATAAATCATGGCTAAGAATAGTATTAGAGATTATGCAAACGCTGCCGCATCTAACACAGATGTGCAGGGTCAGAACATTGACGAGGGCTGTAGCCCCGCAAATATTAACAATGCTATCCGTGAGGTCATGGCTGACTTGGCTGATGTCAATGATGGCACTATTTCTCTCGTCTCCCCTGACTTCGATAGTGCGACATTGGGCGTTTCTCCCAATGCGGGTCGCTCGATTGACGCCTTCCCGTCTGGCACGAAGATGCTGTTCCAGCAAAGCTCTGCGCCTATTGGTTGGGCAAAAGACACCACGCACAATGACAAGGCTCTGCGCCTGACCAATGGCACTGTAGGCACTGGTGGTTCTGTAGCCTTTGAGACAGCCTTTTCAAGTCAAACGCCCACTGGTACTGTTAGCGTTACGGTTGCGGAACACCCGCTTCTTTTGAGCGAAATTCCCTCTCACAGCCACAGCATCTCCGTTGCTGGCACTGCCACGGCCAGCGTTGAGAGCCGCGTCGCTTTCACAAACAGGACACAGACAGCAACAGTTTCAACCGCTAATGCTGGTGGCGGTGGCGGCAACGGAGATGCTTTGGCGCACGGTCACACAGGTTCTACTGGTGAATTTGATGGTGATGCTATAAACCTTGATGTTCGGTATGTTGATGTAATCATCGCAACTAAGGACTAAGCATGAAGCTGGAAGTCAAACATAACTGCCCACTCAACAACTTTGAGCCTTGCAAGCAAATGGATTGTGCTTGGTTTATTGAGATTCGTGGTATGCACCCCCAGACGGGAGAAGAAGTATCCGAGTGGGGTTGCTCTATGGCCATGCTTCCTGTTTTGATGATTGAGAATGGTCGCCAGACCAATCAAGCTGGTGCTGCTATTGAGAGTTTTCGCAATGAGATGGTGAAGGCAAACCAGCTTAACACTGAAATTATGATTGCAGCTGCCGAGGGTCGTAATCCAAAACTGATAGAGGGCTGATATGACCAAAGCAAACATTACCGAATACGACAATACAGCCGCCAACAATACGGACGTGCAGGATGTGCCTCTGGGTGAAAACCTGATGTATCCGTCTCATGTGAACAATGCGTTCCGTGAGATTATGGCTGACCTTGCAGACATTAATGACGGCACAGTTGCTATGACCAGCCCGTCCCTGTCCTCTGCTACGATTAGCGGTGGCACTATTACTGGTATCACTGACCTTGCGGTTGCAGATGGTGGCACTGGTGCATCGACAGCGGCAGCGGCTCGTGATAACTTAGATGTTGACCAAGCAGGCACGGCTGTCGCCTTGGCAATCGCATTGGGGTAATACAATGGCAAACACATTCAAACTTGAAACAGATACGGGCGTGGGTGATAGCGCAGCCACGATTTATACCTGTCCTGCAAGCACATCCACGACCATTATTGGCCTGTCTGTTGCTAACATTACTTCTTCTTCTATTGATGTAGATGTGCAGCTTGAGAACAATGATGGCGACAATATCTATCTGGTGAAGGCTGCGCCTGTGCCAGTTGGCTCATCTCTTGTTGTTGTTGGTGGCGACCAGAAAGTTGTTATGGAGGCTGATGACATTCTCAAGGTGACTAGCAGTGCGGCAACGTCTGCTGATGTGGCTCTGTCTATTCTGGAGATTACCTGATGGCACTGAGTAAACTTAACGCCGCAGGTCTTGCCCAGTTTGACGGCGACCTTGCGTTCGATAACGGCAACGGCATTGACTTCAGCGCATCTGAAGGCAGTGGCGCATCAGCGTCTGTGCTTAACGATTATGAGGAAGGCACTTGGACGCCGACTTTAGATGCTTCAACTACTAGCCCCACTGTTGGTTATGAAAGTTTTAGAAATGGGACTTACGTCAAAATTGGCAAGTTAGTTTATGTTACTTTTATTATGGATTTAAGTTCTATTTCTGGGGGGTCTGGAACTACTTTAATAACCAACCTCCCTTATACGATAGAAAACAATAATGCTTCTTATGGCGCACAACCATTGCTTCTTGATTTTCTAGATAGCAACGAACAGCAAGTGCATCTTCAACCAATCCCAAATCAAACCAACGCTGCTGTTACTAATGATTCTGGTAAAAATGGCGGTCACGGTGGACTTAGTATAACGCTTGTCAATGCCTCCTCTAACTTTAGGGGAAGTATGACGTATAGAACAAATTAACCCGTCTGGAAGTCGGGTCGGACAGTCCAACCATAGGAGATAAAAATGGCACTAACTAAGGATAACCAATGGCATACGTAGGACAAGAACCTAACGGTAGTTTTACCACTAACGTCTCAAAGGACACCTTTGATGGCGACGGGTCTACCACTGCGTTTACCCTAACAGAGGGCGCATCGACCAACACCGTTGATGTGTTCGTTGAGAACGTGCGTCAGGAGCCGACTGAGGCGTACTCCGTAGATGGTACGACCCTGACATTCACCGCTGCACCGCCGACGGGAACGGGTAACATCTACGTCGTGAACAAATCTCCGGTACGCCTGCAAGCTGCTCATCCGGCAGGTCTTGCTCTGGAGGCGCATAGTGCTACGATTAGTACTGACCTGACGGTGGGCGGCACTGTAGACATTCAGGGCAACGAGCTAATCCTAGACGCGGACGGTGACACTAGTATCACATCTGATACTGATGACGTTATTGACTTTCGCACGGCTGGGTCTGACCGCTGGCAAATCCTAGCAAACGGCAACCTTAAAGCCGCCACCGATGGTCTGGGCATTGACTTCAGCGCATCTGAAGGCAGTGGCGCATCATCGTCTGTGTTGGACGATTATGAGGAAGGCACATATACCGTTACAGTAACACCGTCAACATCAGGTTCAATTACTTTAGCTTCAAGCGTTAACCTTTTGGCTTATACAAAAGTTGGTCGTCAAGTAACTATAACTGGACGCTTTCAAATATCCTCCGTTTCTTCCCCAGTTGGCGTTGCTAGAATTAGTCTTCCTTTTACAGTGGCTGCTGGGAGTGAGCAGTCTGATTATACGGCCTTTAATATTTTAACGCACGATGTAAACCTACCTGCTGATTTTGTGCAGGGATTTGCAGAATCAGACGCTGGCATTAGTTACGCATCAATGTATTATACAAGGGACAATCAGGCGTGGGCGCCCTTGCTGGCTAGTCAATTTGACGGGGCTGGGGCTGAATTTATTTACATTACTGGAACTTTTTTGGCAGCATAACCCGCCTAGAAGTCGGGTCGGACAGGTGGCAATCCCGCCACGATAAATAGAAGGAAACTAAACAATGGCACTAACTAAAGAATTTGAATATGACTGCGAAGTGCGTGGCGTTCACAAGAACGTGCAGGTTCGCAAAGCAACTATCGTGAAAGATGACGGTGAGGAAATCAGCCGCACCTACCATCGTCACGTTCTCAACTGCCGCACTAAGACAGATGGCACTTGGGGCGATACTGACATTAGCGGTGAAGACAGCACCGTGCAGGCCGTGTGCAACGCTGTATGGACTAGCGCAGTCAAGACCGCATATGAAACTGCGATGGACGCACAAGTAAACCCGTAAGGATAACCAATGGCATATATCGGCAAATCCCCCAGCTCAGGTATTCGCAATCGCTTCATCTACACTGCGACTGCTGGGCAGACTACGTTCAGCGGTGCGGATGATGAGAGCCGCACACTCAGCTACACTGATGGTCACTTTACCGATGTGTATCTGAACGGCGTGAAGCTGGACAAGTCTGACTACACCGCCACCTCTGGCACAAGCGTTGTGCTGGATGAGGGTGCTGCCGTTGATGACATTCTTGAGGTG